TTGTCTAAAGTTAAATTTTAATAAAAATATTATAATGAAAAAATTCGTAGAAGTGTATTCAGAACTTGATTTATTTGGAAAAATATTCATTGGAATTTTATTATTGATTTTTATATACTCAATTATTGGTGTTATTTATTACACATTATCAGATTTAATTCATTATATTAGTACTTTGATTTCATTAAATTAATATTTTTTATTATGTAAAGTTTGGTTAGTTATTATTAAATTAAAACCTTAACTGTTAATTAAATAGTTAAGGTTTTTTTATTTATATTTGTGTTATGGCAATACCTGATATTTTATCATCATTCATTCAAAATTGGGCAAGTAAAGAAGAACTGTATCTGAAACTTGGTGTTGCATCAGAAATTAATGAATCAGATTTCACTTTTAAGTTCACACCAATAGATGAAAAATCAGATGTTGAAACAGTAAGAATGAAAACAATTGTTGATGGTGGTCCAGAATCATTTGTTATTGTTCCAAAAGAAGGAACAAAAGTTGTTGTTGGTTTTCATTCAAACACAGTTGCACAATGTATTGTGGTTCAAGAATCAGACAAAGTTCTTATAAATTCAAATATCATTCAAGAAGTTGCAAATTCAAAAATATTAGCAATACAAGATGATTATAATATATTTTGTGATGATGTGAAAGTTGAAACAGATTCTTGGGTGTTCAATGGTGGAAATCTTGGTGGAATGATAATCATTTCAGATTTAGTGACAAAAATGAATGGTTTAATTTCAGAATTGAATTCAATGAAAAACAGCTTGAATTCACATACACACGGACTTGTTAAAACAGGAACAGACACATCTGGACCTTCATCAACAAGTGTTGGAAATTTCACACCATTTAACAAAGTAGATTTTGAAGATGAAAAAATTAAACATTAAATAAATGGCTATAATTTCAAATGATATAATAATTGAACCAGACTTGAAAATTCAAAATGGTGACATTGCAATTGAAAAAGCAGATGACAGAAACATTCAATATATTGTTTATGCAGATGCAGGTCAAGTCAGAAAATCACCAACACTTGGTGTTGCAATAGTTTCATTTATTAATGCACCAACTGATGATGGAAGAAATATCAGGAAGAAAATAAGACAGGAACTTGAAAAAGATGGTTATTTATTAAAAGAAATTGATGCAGAAGAAACAGATGAAGGTGGTCTTGACATTGATATAAAAGCAGATAAAACAACATCAAGAATATGAGTACTATAATTGTAAAATCAAACCAAAACATTTATGATGTATGTTTGCAAGTTTATGGAACACTTGAATTCCTGAATCAACTTATTGATGACAATAATTTGAATTTTAGTGGTGATATTTCACAAGGTCAAGAACTTGTTGTTGATGATACTATACTCTCTAACAAAGACATTCAAGATTTCTATGAATTGAAAAATAAATTTCCACAAAACAATTATATATTTAAAAATGATATTCCACCATTCAATTGGGATAATACAAATATTACATTCGATACTATTTTAAAAACATTTGATTCAATAAAGTTATGAGCAATACAACATTAGAAACAATAGGTCTTGGCGCAGCACCAAATGATGACACAGGTGATCCAATAAGAACAGGTGGTCAAAAAATGAATTCCAACTTTGGAAAATTATTTGATATAACAAATAGAATTGAAGAAGGCCTTTTGACAGTTTATCGTTATCCTGGAAATCCAAATATTGCATTTGTTGAACAAAAAGATTTGGTTCAAGGTATTATTGAAGTTTCAGGAACTAAATATTTTATAAAAGCACAATACAATACAGGTGACATTTCAGATTTTGGAACACCTGCAGGATTTTTTAATAATGGAAGTTATAATACAATAAGTTTTGATGAATTACTATAAAAATAAAAAAATGAAAAAATTAATTTTAATAATTGCATTGTTAATTTCAACACTTGCAATTTCACAGAAAACAACAACTTTAAACCACAGATTAAAGTTAAAGAAAACACCAAATCTTGGAACAGTTGATTCTTTATTGACAAAAGATTCAAATGACATTGTTTCTGCAACAGCATTCACAGATTTTAAAACACAATTAAATTTAACAGATTTTCTTCAAGATTTAATTGATGATACAACACCACAACTTGGTGGAAATCTTGATTTAAACAATTTTGATATAACAGGAATTGGAAATATAAATCATACAGGAAATATAACAACATCAGGAACACTTCAAAGTTTAAATAGTGTAATTTCTAACAATGTAACACTTTCAAATTATCAAAACACACGTGATGATGGTGTTTCATTGAATTACCTTTTTACAGATGCAAGTGGAAATTTACAATCTGGACCAATAACAAATTTTAATATTCCAACATTAACAAGTGAATTAACAAATGATGGTGAAGATGGTGTAAATCCTTTTATTACTGCAAATGATTTGAATCCCTTATTGCCACTAACGGTTTATATAGACACTGTAAATGGTAATGACTTAACAGGTGAATTGGGCAATGCAAATAAACCATATCAAACGGATAACGGAGCTTATAATGATTTACCAATAGATAATGGGGTGTTATGGACTTTGTATTTTTTAGATTCAAGTATTCGGGATTTGTCAGTAATACCTAACAGACCAATTAAAATAACAACGCCAAATTCGGGGACATTTAGGTTCTTAAATTTAGGAACAGACTTGGAAGTGAATTGTCCTTATTTTGAAATTGAAGCACCTTATTCCATTTTATTATTTGAAGATAGTGTCGGAATAAGTTTAAGACCATCATTGTTAAAAATTAATGTTAGAGAATTGCATTTAAAAGCGTTTCAAAGTGGTTTTTCAGGGTTTTTTGGTTCTTCAGCGTCATCACTTGTAGATACGGGATTCATAAAATGTGATTATTTTTATACGGAAGCAACTTCACCAGTTAGATTAATTGGTTATTCTGGCTATTTTATAGCTGAAAGATTCGAATCTAAGACATTCGGTTTTAGGCTTAGAAATGATATAACAACATATTTTAAATTGAAGGTCAATGAAGTTATTTCAAACACATATACATTAACTCTTGAAAGTACATTTGCAGATTATTACAATCCAATTAAAAAGTATAGTGGTACTAATTTAATAAATGATAATTATTCACAAAACCTAAATGTTGACGATGTTATATTTTCTTGTCCTTCTTTTTCATACGCAGGAAATGGAACGATAAGCGGAACAATGAGTGATTTAAGCTATTCGCTTGATATTAATGGGGAATATATATTCAACGGTTTTATCGGTAAAATAACAGACCGAGGAAGCGTAACGAAAGGGATGTCAATAGTAAATTCAACAATATTTTTAAGTAGTTATTTGCAAAATATAGGGGATCATATAAATTTAAGTGCTCAAACATTTAATTTCTCAAACTCTAACTTTGTTCAAGATGCACCAAATGCACTTTGGAACAATATTGATAGTGGTGAAGGTTTTAATGTAAATGTTTACGGATCATTCAAGACTAACGCAACAGGAATGAATAACGGACTTGGTACAGTATTAACAATTAATAAAACACCAAACACATATTAAAACAAAAAAATGGCTTGTGATAAAAACATAAATGAATTATTGAATAATAACTCGTAAAATCAAAAGAATTGAAAATCAATCAATTAGTCTAATTGTTACACCGTACAGATAAAACAAAATTATGGCTGCAGAAAAAGGAAATCAATATTGGAAAATAAGAACTGAATCTGGAAGAAATAAGATTTGGTCAAATCCTGATGAACTTTGGAAAGAAGCGTTGGAATATTTTGAATCTACACAAAAAAGAAAGTGGAAAAAGACAGATTTTCGTGGATCACAAGTCAAAAAGATTGAAATTCCAACTGAAACACCTTTTAGTATTACAGGACTTTGTTTGTATCTTGATTGTAGTGTAAACACCTTTAAAAACTATGAAAAAGAAAAAGATTTTTTGACAGTCACTGAAAGAATACGCAATATTATTGAAACACAACAATTTGAAGGTGCAGTTGTTGGTGCATTTAATTCAAGTATTATTGCATCAAAACTTGGTCTTTCAAATAAAGTTGAAAATACAAATAAAAACTATAATTATAATTCAAAAGAACTTTCAAAAGAAGAAATGAAAGAATACAATGAAAGTCTTGAAAATGAATATTAATGAAAGAACAAAGTTTCTTAAAAGCTAAATTATTAAGTGATAATCTGTTTTTCACACGTTACTTTTTTAAACATCAGTATGGAAGAAAATTTGTTATTGGTGAACACCACAGATTAATTGCAGAAAAATTGAATGCAGTTTTGCGTGGTGAAATAACAAGATTAATCATAAACATTGCACCAAGATATGGAAAGACTGAACAAATAGTGAAAGGATTCATTTCACAAGGTCTTGCAATTAATTCAAAAGCTAAATTCATACATACATCATATTCAGATTCATTGGCGCTTGATAATTCAGAAGCAATAAAAGAATTGATTGAGTCAGAAGAATATCAAAAGTTATTTAATAGACAATTAAAACGTGATTCCAAGTCAAAAAAGAAATGGTATACACAAGATAAAGGTGGTGTTTATGCAACATCAACAGGTGGTCAAATAACAGGTTTTGGTGCAGGTCTTGTTGATGAAGAAAATGAATCTGAATCATTAGATGAATTTATTCCAGAAAACACAGAAGATGGTGACATCTTTTCATTTGGTGGTGCAATTGTGATTGATGATCCAATTAAACCAGAAGATTCAAAATCATTAACAGTAAGGTCAAAAGTCAATGAAAGATTTGATTCAACAATACGTTCAAGGGTAAATTCAAGAAGAACACCAATTGTCCTTGTGATGCAAAGAGTTGATGCAGAAGATTTGTCAGGATATTTGATTGATGGTCCAGAAGAATGGGAAGTTTTATCAATGCCTGCATTAAAAAATGATGGAACTGCATTATGGCCATTTAAACACACTGTTGAAGAACTTTTAATGATTAAATCAGTGAATCCATCAGTTTTTTATTTTCAATACCAACAAGACACGAAAAACATTAAAACAGGTGGTGAATTTCTTTCAGACTTTGATACAGAAAGACATATTGGTCAATTAACATATACACCTGAATCTGCACTTCACATTTCAGTTGACAATAATGTGTTTCCATATATTGCAACATCAATATTTCAAACAATTAAAATTGGTGATATTTGGGAAATTAGACAAATTGCAGAAGTTCCTGCATCTGAACCATACAACACAGCTACAAAAGCAGGTCAAAAAGTTGCAGAATACATAAAGAAAGTTGATAATAAACAGACAGTTTTTATTTATGGCGACCCTACAACAAAACAAAGAAATACTATTGATGATGAAAAAAGAACATTTCTGCAGAAATATGTTTCACAGATTAAAAAAGTCACAACAATTGAAGAAAGAATGTTCAGAAAAGCACCAAGTGTTGCAATGTCTGGTGAATTTGTAAATGCAATATTGCGTGGTGTTATTCCAGGTATTGAATTAATAATTGATGTTAGTTGTGTGAAGTCAACAAATGACTATATTCAAACCAAGAAAGACAAAGATGGTGGAATGTTGAAAAAACGTGTAACTGATTCAAAAGGAATATCATTTGAAGAACACGGACACTTCACTGATGATTTAAGATATTTCATTGTAAAATGTTTCTATGATGAATATATGACATTTATTAACAGAAATAATGATTTAAGTCATTCATTTGTTCCACAAAAAAACAATTTCACACGTGGTGGTATTTAAAATTTAATTAATTATATTTGTGATATGGGCAACTATTTATTAAAATCTGATTTTTACAGTGTTATATCAGAAGAAAACCTTGATGGAATCACTGATTCAACTGATTCAATTTGGCAAAATGAACTTTTGTCTGCAATTGAAGTTGCTGCATCTTATTTAAGGTTCAGGTACGACACAGACAAAGAATTTGCACCAATAGAAACACACGTTCTTGCAGGTACATATGAAGAAAATGCACGTGTTATTGATGGAACTGATTTGTATTTTGCAATTCAAGATGTTCCTGCAAATACACCATTAACAGATGTTTTGTTCTGGACAAAAGCAGATTCAAGAAATCCTGCAATTGTTCAAATAATTGTTGTACTTGTTTTATATACTATTTATTCAAGAATCAATGGTTCTGAAATACCAAATTGGATTCAAGTCTTATATGATGGTGGTGATTCACAACAAAGAGGTGGAAAACTTGGATATTTAAAAGAAATCAGAAAAGGAACTGTTCAAATAAATTTGGGCCTATTGCCAGAAGTTGAAGATGGTTCAACACAAAGTGGAAATTCATTTGCATCAGGATATGCAGAATATGTGGTCAAAAGAAATACTTCAATATAATGGAAAATAACACTGCAGTCAGAAAAATAGTTGAAACAATTGCAAATGCAGATAAACCAATTCCAAAAGGTGCAGATGTATTTAATAAACTAAAACAAGAAACATCAAATGTTGTACGTGCATCATTATCAAATTGGCAAGATGCCTATGAAATGGCAAAAGATGTTGATGATCCAAACAGACAAGAACTTCTTGAAATTTATGAAACAATTGAAATTGACACACATATTACTGCAGTAACTGAAACAATATATCAAGGAATTGCATCAATGGATTTTGTTGTTTTAAATAAAAATAATGAACCACAACTTGATTTAGCAACACTTTTCAAAACAAATTGGTTTAAAGAATGGCTATCAATAACAGTTGAATCTATTTTATGGGGTTTTTCTGGAATCCAATATGGACCAATAGAAAATGACAAATTCACTTATATTAAATCAATTCCAAGATATAATATAAGACCTGAACAAAATGGAATTGCAACAGACCAAAACAATGACAACGCAAATATTTTCTTTGCAAATGAACCCTTTAAAACTTGGACAACATTTATTTATCCAAGAATGTTTGGTGACCAATATAAACTTGGTAAATACAATAAAATAGCAAAGTGGTTTATTTTAAAGCGTGAAGTCACACAATTTTGGGCAATATTTAATGAATTATTTGGTCAACCTTTTAGAGTTACCAAAACCAATATAAAAGACAATTTCAGAAGGCAAAATGCCATTAATACAATGCAAACAATGTCAACAGCAGCATTTGCAGTAATTGACAATGATGATGAAATTGAATTTGTATCACCATCAACAGGTGCAGGATATGCCACTTTTAAAGATTTTATTGATGTTGCAGATAAACAAATGTCAAAAGCACTTATTGGTTCAACAATGGTACTTGATGAAGGTTCTTCAAGGTCGCAAGGTGAAGTTCATCAAAAAAATACAAATGCATTTATTGTTGGTTATGCAGATATGATTCAGAATTTAATAAATGATGAATTAATTCCTAAAATGTCAAAACTTGGAATTTCAATTGCATCAGATGATAAATTCACATATCAACACATTGAAAAATTAACCAAAAAAGAATGGTCTGAAATAATTGAAAGAATTGGAAGAATTTATGATGTTCCTGCAGAATTTGTGACAGAACAGACAGGAATTCCTGTTGAAGAAAAAGTTGGCCAACTACCAACACAAACTGATGTTGAAGAATTGGAAAATAAATCTTGGTTCAATTTTGTGAATAAAAATAAAATTGTTGATTTCTATAAAAAAAATTTTAAAAAATAAATTATGTCCATTACACCAAGAACAATTAAAGAAATTGAAGATGCAATGATTCTTGACAAGGAATCAAGACCAGAATTAAATGGACTTAATTCAACAAGTCTTGTTTCTGTTTGGCGAAATTTAATATATTCATTTGCAGTTTCATCATATTTGAATGAAATTTCAATGGAAGAATTCCAAAAACAAGTTGAAGTTCGTGCATTAGAAATTCCAACAGGAACTGCAAGATGGTATGCAGCAGAATCACTTGAATATCAAAATGGTGATGCACTTGAATTTATTGATGGAAATGTTGTGTATGCCATTGAAGATGATGACAAGAAAATCATCAAATTAGCATCTGCAGACAAAGAAAATGGTTTTTTAGTCATTAAGGTTGCAAAATATGATGTTGCAGGAAATGCCATTCCTATAACAACAACAGAAATGGTTTCATTCAAGGAATATTGGTCACAGAAAAAATTTGCATGTACACCATTAGCATTTGTAAGTCAAGAATCAGACAAAGCAATTATTGATTATCGTATTGGTGTGAATGCAACAGTCATAAATCCTGCAAATGGTGAAAGTTTGTTAACACCTGGAACTTTTCCTGTTCAAGATGCAATAAACACATTCTTGGAAACATTTCAAGCAGAAAATTTCAGTTCTATATTTAGAATAATGAAATTAACAGATGCAATTCAATCTGTTGAAGGTGTTGAAAATGTAGTTGCAGAAAGTGTTCAAATAAAACCATTTGATGGTGTTTACACAGAAGTAATTGACCAAGTAAATGAAGAATATTCTGCACAAGCAGGTTATATCACAGTTTCAACTGCAGCAGGTGAAACACTTGATGATACATTAACATATTATTAAAATAATCAATCATGAGTAAAAAGAAATCAATCAAAAAGAAACTTAAAAAGGAAACAACAGAAGAATTTGTTGGAAAAGTTGTAAATGAAGCAGTTTCAATAATAGTCACAACAATTGCAAATGCAGGAAGTGGTGAATTCCTTCACACAAAATGTGTTGCAGATGTAAATGGAAAGAAATATGATGTTGAAATAAACATTGATGAAATAAAGGAAGTTAAAAAAGAATTGAAAAAAGTTTAGTATGTCAACACCAATTGAACAGGAATGTCAAGCAAAATATGGAATTGATTTTGAACAACAAGTTCAAAGAATTCTTCCTTATTTCTGGTCATACACTATTGGAACAGATATTGAAAAAACTGTTTTTTTAAATTATGTATGGACATTATTCAGTCCGTTAAAACCATTAAATCAAACAATGGTTGATTTCTGTTCATTTATTACAACACGTTTAAATTATACAGGTCAAAGAATGGCTTTGATTGAACTTTTAAATGATAATTATGATAATACATTAAGAAGAATAACAATTGCGTGTTTAGACCTTAATTTTGTTGAAGGAATAGATATATATCTTGACATTGAAGATGATCCAACACCAATTGAATTGTTTTTGGATGGTGAAACAAATCCTATTCCAATAACACTTTTTCTTGACAGTGAAATAAATGACCCAAACAGCATTGCAGGAAAATCATTCATTGTGTATGTTCCAATTGATGTTGTTGAATCTGATGAATTAATACGTGCATTAATGGATATTTATGTTATTGCACCACAAGAATATTTAATAATAAGAGTATAAAAAATTATGAATACAAGAAAACTTTTTCCAGGTGGTGAAATAGAAATCACATCAAATGAATTGAATTTTATGCCAGAAGCAAACAGGGAAGGATTGAATGGAATTCCAGATGGTCTTGGTGAAGGTGTTAATATGATTGTTTCAGGTGTTGATGCAATAATTAATGCAGGAAGTGATGTTTCTGTTCAAGATGGTTTTATTTTCATGAATGGTGAAATGTTAAAAGTTGATGCAGCAGTTGTTCCAAGAACAGTTGGAACTGATTTATATCAATTCACAAAAGTAACAACAGAAATTTCACCTGATGGTGACAGGAATTTTCGTGATGGAACAACACACAATGTTTATGAAAAAAACCGTGCAGTTCCAACAAATGTTGCAGCAATTACAGGTTTAAGTGTTGAAGGGAACACAGTGATTGATGTGTTAAAAGGATTGATTCAAGTTCAATCAGATTGGACACAAGCAGATAATTCACAACCTGATTTTATAAAAAACAAACCTTTAATAATTAATAATTTACTTCAAGGAAAAGTAAATGGAATTCAAGTTGGAACAGGTGGTACAGTTGGAACTGTTGAAGGTGGTGTGACATCTGCAGTTGTTTTAAATGATACATCTGGTGATTTAAGAATACGTGTTAATTTTGCAAATATTGGAACAACATCATATCACCCAATATTAACTATTCAAAGCAATAATGCTAATTGGGATTTAGACAATGATGTGTTTTGTATGGTTAAAAATATGACTGCAACATCATTTGAAGTATTATTTCGTGAAACAGTTGGAAACACACAAGATTTATCATTAATAATTACAGTTATTCCTTTAGATTTAAGTTAAATGTGTGAATTAGTAAACATAGGTGAGCCAGAAAAAAAAATAAAAACACCAACATACAAGAATTCAAATAAATTGATTCAAGATGTGTATGATGGAAAAATATCACCTTTTGTTTTACCTGCAGATTTATTTGAATTTACATTTTATGCATTGTCAACATTAGTTGCAGAAACATTTGGACTTCCAAGTGATTTTAAAAAAGGAACATTTGGATTTAAAAGGTCCACACAAATGAAAAACAATCTTTCAGTTTTTTCAGGTTCAAAGACATTTCAAGAAGTATTGGAATTATCATCAAATGTTCTTGTTGATGGTGAAGTTCTTCCTTTTAATGAATTTAAGAAAATAGGACTTGGAATTGATAATCAATATAACAAACATTGGTTAGAAACAGAACAACAGGCTGCGTTCAGGCAATCAGAAAGTGTTGCAAATTGGAAAGATATTAAAGAAGATGAAGAAACATTTCCTTATTTAAAGTATATCACTGTTGGTGATGACAGGGTACGACATGACCATTCAGAAGTTGATGGTGTAATAAAACGTGTTGATGATCCATTCTGGAACACTTGGTTTCCACCAAATGATTGGAACTGCAGATGCATTGTTGAACAATTAGAAACTGCAACAGTAACAAAAGGAACATTTCCAAAGAATGACAGTCCTGTATTTGGAACAAACGTTGGAAAAAATGGATTGATATTTCCTAAAAAACACCCATATTATAATGTTCCAAAGGAATTTAAAAAGGAACAAAAAATAAATTTTGGTTTTAAAACACCAACAGATGAACAGATAAAAAACTTCTTGTAAATGGCAGTAATTAATTTAAAAGGACTTATTCCAAGTTTTACAGATATTGGATTCACACTTCCAATTGGTGTTTCACCATTAGGAACATTAATGTATGATGATGTTCAATTTCCTGCAGGTTCTTACAAGAATTTAAAAGGTGAAGTTGTCAGTTATGAAGAATTTTCTGTTCAATCAGTTGCAATGGTGGTAACACAAGAAAAGAATATTGTTAAAACAGCTATTTCAGGAAGAAAAGGAACTGTAAAGGAATATAATAATGAAGGTGATTATCAAATCACACTTCAAGCAAATATAAATGAAGTCATTGCAGTATTTCCTGCAGACCAATTGATTGGTTTTCGTGAATTGGTTAAAGTTCCAGAAAGTATTCCTGTTGTTTCAAAAATATTAAACAGTATCTTTGAAATTGATGATGTTGTTATAAATGATTTCACATTTGTTCCAGGTGAAGGAAAAGGAAATGTTGTTTTAAATATAAAAATGGAATCAGATTTTCCTTTTGATATTAAAGATTTTGAAATATCATAAATTATGACCTTAAAAAAGACAAAAGGATTTAATTTTGATAAAATAAAAACAGATTTTGTTGTTGTTAAATCAAAAATACCTTTAAGATTAGCAAATGATGTTCAACAGCACTTTTTAAAAGGTTTCAGAAGGGGTGGTGGTTCAACAAATGCATCAATTGGTGGATGGACCAAAAGAAAAACATCAAGGTCTGCAAGGGAAAGAAAAAGGTCTGTTGGTCGTGCATTATTGGTGAGGTCTGGAAAAATGCGTTCTGATATTAAGAAAAGAAAGATTTCATTTAATAATATAACAGTTGGAACACGTTCAATTCCATATGCAGGATATATAAATGATGGAACAGAAAAGATGGTTCAACGTGAATTTATAGGTGATAGTCGTGTTTTAGAAAGAAAGATTGAAAAAAGACTTTTAAGAGAATTTGACAAAGTGTTTAAAATATGAGTGCAAAAAAAGAAGTTTACTTATTAGTTAAAGGATTGGTTTCATTGATTCCAGAAATCAAACATTGGGATGTTTGGAATGATAATATTGAACGTGATGGTGAAGTTGATTCATTTCCAACACCTGCAGTTTTTTTTGAATGGTCTGCAGGAACTTGGCAACCTTCAACTGTTGGAAGTACACAAAATTTTGATGACATACTACCAAATCAAAATGGTGACCTTCAATTCACACTTCACATTGTAATTAAAAAGTCAAAATTGCAAGAAAAGGATGAATTGGACCATTATGACATTGAACAACTTGTTTATGAAGCAGTTCATTTTAAAACAGTCTTAAATCCTGAATTAGATTTTATTGAAGGTAAAATTCAAAGATTTTCAGATGAAAATATTTTAAGACATAAAGTTTGGCGTGATTGGCCTGTTGTTTATGCATTAAGGGTTTTTGAATGTGGAAAAACAGGAATTGGTGAAAGTATCATTGATGCACAACCTGTTGATTTTGAAGTTCAACCAGAATTATTAATAAAACACACAGGTGATGCAAAACCTGGATCATTAACAATTAACATTGCAGGTGAATAGAGATAAAAATAAAATTCAAAAAAGGTCTGATTTTGTCAAACAGTTTGTCAATAATCATAAAGGTCCAACAACAGATGCAGTCAAGAAGTGTTCAGAAAGACTTTTTCTATCAGAAAAAACAATTTGGAATGACTTGAAAAACAACTGCAAAGACTGATATTTTTTTGATTTAATTAATATAATATTTATATATTTACATTATGGAATACAAAAATCACAATTTAAACTTTGTTAAAAACATTGATGAAAAACTTGCAGCAGCAGACATGATGTTGTTTGGTGAAATCGGAAGTGAAAAAAGACAAGACATGATAAATGGTGATGAATTTGCACGTGAAATGGTTTTCCTTTCTGAAATAGGTTTCAGAATTATACGTGTAAACATCAACAGTATTGGTGGTGGAATTATCAAAGGAATGTCAATAATCAATGCAATGAATATTGTCAGAATGAATGGTGCATCTATTGAAACACATGTTGTTGGAATAGCAGATTCAATGGCAGGAATGATTTCTGCATTCGGTGATAAAGGAAAAAGAACTGTTGCAAATTTTGGTTCTGGAATTGTTCATGAACCAATGGCACAAGCAAAAGATGGTACATTAATAACTATTGATGAAATGGAAGATGGTGAATTGAAAAATGAAGCATTAAGTATGCGTGGTTCATTAGTTAATTTAATGGTTTCAAGTACAGGAAAAACTGATTCAGAAGTAAAGAAGGTGATGAAAGAAGGGAAAAGGTTAAATTCATCTGAAATGAAATCATTTGGAATGGTTGACAAAGTAGTTAAATTGTCAAATGAAAGTGTTGACATTAAAAATAAAACAGCTATTGAATTGATGGCTGCATGTTCAAAAATAAAAGTAGAATCAAAATCTAAAAAGATGAAATTAGTAAACAAAAAACTAAATTTAAGTGAAGATGCTGCAGAAAATTCAGCAGTTGAAGCAATTGAAACTTTGCAAAACAAAGTTAATGACCAGAAAACATCTATTGATGAAAAGGATGCAGAAATCCTTAAATTAAAAGGTGAAAAGCAAGCATTAGTTGATAAAGCAAAAGAAGATGCAGATGCAGCAGCAGAAGCATATGTTGATTCATTAATTAATGCAGGTAAATTAAAAAAAGAAAACCGTGATTCATTAGTTAATCAAGCAAAAGAAAATTTTGAAGGATTCAAATCAATCACTGATTCATTATCAGTTGAATTTGTTGACGTTACAAACAAAATCAATGAAGGTGGATCAGATGCAGATGCAGATGATAAACTTGCAATGGAATTTCATAAACACAATGTTGCAGGAACACTTGCAAATTTAGAAAAAACAAATAATGCCAAATACAAGAAATTGGAAACAGCATATTTGAATTCAAACATTGATTTTGACAATTTAAAATAAAAAAACAACCTTTTAAAATTATTATCATGCCAGAAGTAAGAGTAAAAATATTTAGTAGAGATTTACAAAAAAATCTTTTCCCAGATAACGCATTTTACAAGCGTTCAAAAAAAGATGCACCATCAAGTGCAGAATCAATTGACATTCCACAAGCACAACAACAAGCTGCAGCAGTAATTGGAAATGTTCAAATTGATTATGATAATGCAGGAAACAATCTTGCAGCAGCAGATAAACTTGATCCAATTAAGAGAATTAACACGTTAAAAACGTATGCAAACCAGAATTTCTTTGTTCCACCTGTTGTGATTGATAAAAACAATCAAGATGGTGAATTGTCTTATTCAAAACAACAAGAAATTCGTGAAGAAATGTCACTTGAATTAAATACACAAGTAGCAAATTATGCTGCAGTTAAATGGTCACCTGCAACAGTTGCCAGAATGGTAAAAACAACAGGTACAGCAACAAGAACTTGTGAAGTTGTTGGTGGACATGCAGGTCAAGTAAAACGTGCAGTGTTAGCAGATATTTTAAATGTAAAAGGTTTATTCCAAAAAATGAATCTTCCTGCAGGTAAATTGTATGCGCTTCCAACACCTGCATTCTGGAATGACATTATGAATATTCCTGAATTTAGAGATTTTGAAAAAACAGGAATGGACACATTGTTGAAGCAAGGAACAATTGGAAGATGGCTTGGTATTGATTGGTATGAACCACGTTGGAATGAAGGACTTGGTGCAAACATCGTTTATGATGATGCTGTTCCTGCAACACCTGTTAAAATAGATTATACACCTGCAGTTGTTGGTGGAAGAACTGTTCAAGTTTTAGTTCCAAATGCAACATCAGTTGGTGGTGTTTTATTTTGGCACGAAAAAATGGTAAGACGTTCAGAAGGAAATGTGAATGTTTATTATGATCCAAACAATCCAGAATATCAAGCAGACATCATTTCATCAAATGTAAGATTTGGTGCATCATCAGGGCGTTCTGATGAAAAAGGTGTTGTTGCTTTAATTGAAACATTAGTTCCTTAATCATTAAAATCAGATAAGTCATGAAAAAATCAGAAGAAAAGAAAGTTCAAGGAAAATCAAAACAAGAATTGATTGAAATTGCAAAAAAGAATGGTTATTTTAAAAAACCAAGTGTAAAAGTTATGTATGCACGTGGTAATGGTCATTTTTATTATGTTGTTCCACCAAGATTTGTTGATGATTTTGAAACACATAAAATCACACGTGAAGATGTTGAACTAAAAGCACCTGCAGCGAAAAAAGCACCTGCAGCGAAAAAAGAAGAAACTAAAAAATAAAATTTGAATTAAGTTATGCCAATAAATGCAATAACATTTAATATTCAAGAAGGTGGACTTGGTCGTGCAATACCTGGAAAAGATTATTTTTCAGGAATTGCATTTCCATTTGTCGATGCACAACTTCCTGCAGGTTTTGCCACAGATGACAGATTTAAAAAAGTTTTCACACTTCAAGAAGCAGAAGCACTTGGAATTACAAGTGATTCAGCCAACGATGCAACCAAGATTGCACATTATCACATTTCAGAATATTTCAGAATTTTAAATAAATCAGGAAACACAGGTGTTCTTTATATTTATTTATTTGATGAAAATGCAGGTGTGTATGATGGTGGTCAACAGGTTGAAGATTTACAGAACTTTGCAGATGGTGAGTTAAGACAAATAGGTGTTTATTATGACATTGCATTTGCATCTTCACTTGTTAATGCAGTTAGTTCTTCAATTGACACATTACTTGGTCAAGATAGACCAACAATCGGAATTTTAGGTGCAGACATTTCAGGTGTTGCAGATTTATCAACACTTGCAGATTTACGTGCATTAAATAAAAGATGGGTTTCAGTAGATATTGCACAAGATGGTTCTGGAACAGGAAAAGAACTATTTGATTCAGTTGGTCAAAGTATCACAGCATTAGGAACTACACTTGGAACAATAGCGCTTTCAAATGTTCATGAAAACATTGGATGGGTTGATAAATTTGATATTGCAGATTCAGTTGAATTTCAAGAACCTGCATTTGCAAATGGTCAACTTGTTAAAGATATTTCAAACGCATTAATTGAAACAATATCTGGTCAAGGTTATTTATTAATGATAAAAAGACAGGAAATCACAGGTACTTTTTACATTGATTCACCACAAACAACACTTGCAACAAGTGATTTTGCTTATATTGAAAACTCAAGAACTATTCAAAAAGCAGTTAGACTTGTAAGACAAAAATTATTGCCATTTATCAATTCACCTTTATATGTTGATGCAACATCTGGACAATTAAGTGAAACAACAATTTTTGGGTTTGAAAATGCAGCATTGACAGCACTTGAACAAATGGCACAAGATGGTGAAATAAGTGTTGACCAAGCAACAGGAAAACTTCCAGAAGGAAGTGTTTTAATTGACCCAAATCAAAATGTTCTTGCAACTTCACAGGTTGTGATAACAGTGAAAATTGTTCCTGTTGGTGTAGCACGTGAAATTATTGTTAATATTGGATTTGTTCCAAAAATAGGTTAAAATTATGGCACAAGATAAACAAGTATTAATAAACGGAAAAGCATTCAGTGCATCAGATATTTCACTGATAATTGCAGGAATCAATGTTGCAGGTGTTTCTGCATTGACAGCAACAGTTTCACAAGAAAAAACAAACAACAAAGGATTTTCTGATGAACCTGTTTCAAGAGGTCGTGCAACAAAAGAATATGAAGCATCAATTGATTTATCATTTTCTGAAACATTAAAATTAAGAAATTTAAGTCCAACACGTGAACTTTTAAACATACCTGTTTTTGAAGTTTTAGCAGTGTTAGACAATTCAGTTAGTGTTTCAAAAATAAGAGTAAAAAATTGTGAATTCACTGATGATGGAATTGAAGTTGCAACTGATGATCCAGAAGTGAAAAGAACATATTCTTTAATTATTGCAGGAATAGATTTCATTTAACCTTAATTAATAATCATGAGTGAGATAACAAAAACAGATAATCAGATTCTGAAAGCAAAATTTGATGATTTAAACGAAAAAGAACAGGAAAGATTCTTTGATTTAATTGAAGAAAAAATCCTTGAAAAATACGGAAAATTAGTTCCAAAAGGTTCAAAGACTAAAATATTAGTTCTTGAAAATGGTCTTGGATGCATTTTAAACCACCCTAAACCATACGTTCTTTCAAAAGCACTTGGTGCATTAAGCAGCATTAAAGATGATCCTGATATGTATAAGGCAGGAAATCATATTTTGAAAAATTGCTGGGTTGCAGGTGATAATGAAATTCTTGACAATGAAGAATTAAGATTTGCAGCAGCACTTCAAGCTGCACAAGTTATTGAAGTTTTACAAGGTCGTTTAAAAAAAAATTAAACAAATTAAGTATAGATGAAAATGAAGATGTTGCAAATGCGTTTAAAAAAGCAAATGCACTTCTTCATTTTTATTTTCATACATCTTTGACAGAATTAAATGCACTTGACATGGAAGATTGGTTTGAATTATATGACCAAGTTGTTTATGCAATTGAATTTGATTCCAGAAGATTGAATGGTGATAAAAATAAACCTGCAAAATTTCCTTTATAATGCCAAAAAATATTGTTGAATACGTTCTAACATTAAAAGATAAAACTTTTTCATCAGGTATCAAGAAAGCATCAACACAAGTTGATAAACTTGATAATGAAGTTAAGAAAGTGAATAAATCTATTTCTGCAGGAACAGCACTTGCAGCTACAGCAGCAGCAGCGGCAATTGGTGTGTTTGCAAAAAAATCAATTGATGCATTTGATAAACAAGCAAAAGCAGAAGCACAAGTAAGACAGGGTTTAATTTCAACAAAAAATGTTTCAGGAAAGACATTTCAAGAATTAACCAAACAAGCATCAGACCTTCAAAAGAAAACAATATTTGGTGATGAAGATATTCTTCAAAATGTCACTGCACAACTATTGACATTTACTAATATTACAGAAAGTCAATTTGATAAAACACAAATGGCTGCATTGAATCTTGCTACAAGAATGGGTGGTGACACAAAAGGTGCAGCACTTCAACTTGGAAAAGCATTAAATGACCCAAAGAAAAATTTATCTGCATTAAGTAGGTCTGGAATTCAATTTTCTGATGACCAAATAAAAGTGATTAAATCACTTCAAGAAACAAACAGAATTGCAGAAGCGCAAGATATTATTTTAAAAGAACTTGAAACACAATTTGGTGGTTCTGCAGAAGCAGCAGCAAAAGCAGGAAAAGGTGGTTTAACACAGTTATCAAACAGACTTGGTGATATACAAGAAGTAATTGGTGGTGCAATCCTTCCAATTATAAATTTCTTTGCAGAATTAATTTCAAAAGTTGCAGATGTAATTGAAAGAAACACAGGTGTATTCACTACATTTGTTCAAATACTTGGTGTTTTTGTTGCAATTATAGGTGTTCTTGTTGGAATAATACAGATATGGACTGCAGTTCAATGGGCTTTAAATATAGCACTTTTTGCAAATCCAATTGGATTGATAATTCTTGCAATTGCAGCACTTGTGGCAATAATTGTTGTTGCTTATAAACAATCAGAAACATTTCGTGGAATTCTTCAAGGTGTTTTTGCAGTTGTTTCAAAAGTTGCAAAGTTCTTATTTAAAGTTTTTATTGCAGGATTGAAGGAATTGTGGAAAGGTTTAAAATTCATAGGTGAAGCAATAATGAATTTCCTTCAAAAACCAATTGAACTTGCTATGAATGCATTTAATAAATTTCTGGACCTTCTTGAAAAAATTCCAGGTGTTGGAAAAATGATAAAAAACATCAGAAATACATTTTCAAAAGGTTTTTCAAAAGGTGTTCAAGAATTCAGAAAAGAACAGGAAAAATCAAAAATTGGTGAAAGAATAGGAATTGGATCAATTGGAAGTGTTGCAGGTGAAGGTGGTGTTGGTCTTGGTTCAGGAATAGTTGGTGCAGGTGGTGGACAAAAGAATTCACAACAAACAGTGACATCTGCAGCACCAAAACAATTTAATATAAACATTAATAAATTAGTTGAAAATTTCAATATAAAAACTGAAAATATAAAAGAAGCACCTGCAAGTGTTAAAGAAATGATTGAACAAGCACTTCTTGAAGCATTAGCAGATATTGAAATTGCAAGATAATTATGTTAAGAAAACAATCAGACATATCAATATTTGACAGGAACACAGGAAAAGAAAAGTTTAAATTCGACATTGTCACATCTGTTGAGATAGTTAAAAAAAGAACAAATTACACAGATACTGCAACAGTGACTTTTCCTAATAGGTTAAGAAGAAAAGAAAATCTGATTGATAAAATAAATATTGGTGATAAAGTTGTTATTTATTTAGGTTATTTTCCTAATTTAGTAAAAGAGTTTGAAGGGTATATTTCGTTCATTGACAAAAACAGTCCGTTGGTCCTAAAATTGGAAGATGAATCTTTTCAATTGAAAAGAAAATCACTTCCTGCAACAACATTGAAAAACACAACAATTCAAGAACTAATTGAAACATTTTATAATGGTGAAACAAACATACTTGATGCAGAAATTGGTGATTGGCGTGTTTCAGAAAACGCCACATTGATAAATGTACTCGATGAATTAAAATCAAAACTTGGTGTTTTAAGTAATTTCAAAGAAGGTGTTCTAAATATAAACACAGAATTGATTGATAATGAAGATACAAAAGAAATATTGTTGAATATTCAAGAAAACGTGGTTCAAGGAAGTGATGATTTGAAATTTCAAAATGATACAGATATTGGTGTTATTTCACACGGAATTTCAATTCAGAAAAATGGAACTAAATTTGAAGTGTTTGCAACATATAAAGATAATCTTCCAGAAAATGAAATTGTTGTCAGTACAATCAAACCAATTGGTGTTTTAAACACATTGAAAGTTCCTGATTTAAGTCTTAATGCGTTAACTAATTTAGTTAAACAAAGACTTCCAAAACTGTTTTATACAGGTGTTACAGGTAAAATCACAACATTTGGTTCACCTTCAATTAATCATGGTGATATTGCACATTTGATTGATGAAAGAACACCAGAAAGAAATGGAAAATATAAAATTGATGAAGTTGTAAAAAATTATAATACACAAGTTGGTTACAAGCAAACAATCACACTTGGTTTAAAAGTTGGAAAATTATGAAAAATCTAAAAAAATTATTTTTATTAATATCATTTTTACTGATATATATCAGTTCATTTGGGCAAGTACTTACAATAAATACAATTGTAAATGAATCCGCATATGAAATTAATGGTGTTACAACAGGAAATCAATTAATTGCAAGTGAAGTTGACGATAACACCGTAAGAATTAAAAATACAACTCTGAATTCTTCAAGTGATTATAAAACAACATCAAATTTTTCTGATTTCTCTATAAATGGAATAAATCCAACAAATGTTGATGATGCTGTAAAATTAATAAACAGTTCTACAAATGTAACATCATTTAATATTTCTAAGAATGAATTAGGGTATGATGCTTGGGGGCGTTCAAAATCTATTACTGATTACTCAATATTGCACGGAATGTTTACATTTAATGTTCCTGTGACAACTTGGAAGGAAACATTTAATGGAGTTGAGCGTGCGATTGAAAATGCGACAAGTGTCAATGGAAAATTACATTTAACATCAGGATCAACACTAAATGATAAAACTTGCCTTGATACTTATAGAAACCCAAGGTATCAACCAAATAGGGGTCACTTATATTCAACTGCGGTTTTTTTACCAAATCCAGAAAATAACGGCTCAAGAAAATGGGGTTATTTTACAAATGAAAGTGGTTCTTTTTTTAATCTAAGAAGAGATTCTTTATTTGCAGTGGTTAGAACGACTGTTGATTTAATCACAACTGATGATGAAAGATTTATAAGTACTGTTATTGATTTTGAAAAAGGGAATATCTATGATATTCAAATGCAATGGAGAGGAGTTGGAAATTATAAATTCTTTATAAATCTTCAAGAAGTACAAGCTATCAATTATTTAGGTACGAAGACAGAGTTAACAATGTTTAATCCCGCGAATCCAATTGCGTTTGAATGTGTTAATTTAGGTGATGAAGTGATTCTTGAAGCTGGATGTGTTGATATTACATCTGAGGGTGGTGATACTAATGGTAAGACATACGGGTCAATTCAAGTTGAAAATGAATCGGGTCAAGTAGCTATTACGGGGTTCAATCAACCTATTTTAGTTGTAAGAAGTAAAAAAACAGTAGATGGCAAAAGAAATACTCGCGACGTCTTAGCGTTGTTGGCAAGTGGTTATTCAAGTGAAAAATCAATGTTAAGAGTTTGGGCGACAAGAGATGAGACAGCTATCACTTTAAATGATCAAGTTTGGCGAGATTACGGTGACGGACATTTAGAGTATTTAGTTTATAATACACCAATAGTCACCACGCCAATTACTTTTGATTCAACAAAGGCGACACCCGCTGTTTTTGGTTCGAGAGTTGGGCAAGATACAACTTATAATACCAGTGCATTATTCGAGGGGCGAACAGATATATATTTGACGCCTGGAGAAATTTTCATTTTCACAATGCACAGAGAGAATGGACAGGGTGCGAATGTAGGTGTCACATTTGAGTTTGCAGAAGAAATTTAAATTTAATAAATAGATTATGAATATTTTAGGATCAATTTTAGTTGTATTAGGACTTACATTAATAGGTTTTTTAATTGCAGAATTTCAAAATGCATATGTTGGAAATCAAGAAAAATCAAGTATTGAATATCTTTCATTTATAGGTGTTTCAATAACACAGAAAGATATTCAAAGACTTTTATTTGCAGTTTTTCTTGCAATTGGAATTATGATTGTGCTTCCACAATTAGTTCAATTAACAGGTTATGAAATAAATGGATATATTGTTTATTTAATAACAGGTTATGCACCATCAACAGTGATGTTTTTTATTAAGAAAAAAGTGAAAGATAAAACTTGGGCAGGTAATAAAGAACCAAATCAAAAACCGACAAAACAATAAAACCCCAAAAAAATGACAGCATCAACAAAAAGAAATATAAAATCTTGGTTACCTTTTACAAGTTTTCTTCCTGTATTTTATTTAATCTTTTACATTGGACAATTCACTGCAAATGCAGAATCAAGAATGTTTGAATCATCAACACAAAAGGAACAGGTTATTTCACACACAAAATCAAAAAGTGTACATATGCCTTTAATTGAAAAAGAAGAACATTTTGTTACAAGACGAGAATATGAATCTGCAATAATTTATATAAAGGAAGCGTTGCAAGAAATAAAAAATGAAAAGAAATGAAACTATCTGAAAACCAAATAATATTTTCAATAAACATTGCAGATTTAATTCTGAAAGCTAATTCAATGGGTATTGGTTTGACATTTGGTGATGCATTCAGGCCACAAGAACTTCAGATACTTTATTGTTATGGTTACAGTGTGGAAGTTGAAAATGATGCACCAAAACTTATTAAAAGCAATAAAAGAAGTCAGACATTAGTAAGTAAACACGGAAAAAGACTTGCAGTTGATTTTAATCACTTCCTTGATGGAATATTAACTTATGACAAAGCAGTTCTTCAAGAACTTGGTGATTACTGGGAATCATTACACCCAAAAAACAGGTGGGGCGGAAATTTCAAGTCTTTTCTTGATATTCCACACTATGAAATGAATCTTTAAAATAAAATTATGTTTGCAATAGGAAGTATAAATTGGAAAAACACAGCAGAAAATCTTATAATTACAATTATCATATTATTAGTTGGTGCATACATTGGATATAAAGCATCTAGGATGACTTCAAATGATATTATTGAACAACTTAAACCAACGATTGAAAAAGCTATTGATAAAGAAAGTATTCACAATACAATAAATAATGCAATTGATTTAAAAATTGATAAAATTAAAAAATCTGACTCATTAAATATTAATATTAATCAAGTTCCAGACAACAAACAAGAACCTGTAAATGTTATATTAAAAAACCAAGATTCAATTCCTAAAAAGAAAAGAACTTGGTTTGGAAGGTTATTCAAAGGAAAAAATTCAAGCTAAATACAGGAATATTTAAACAACCTCATGATTAAGGTGATTTGATTGATTATCTGGAAAGGACCACTTATTTATTTAGGTGGTCTTTTTTTTACATTAAATATTGTTTATATCAAAATTAATATTATCTTTGTAGTGTTAAAAACAGAAACATGAAGAAAATCAAAAGAATAAAAGTCAAAGAATCAATTGACACCTGGAACGAAAAACACCCTGTTCAAATCAAGAAAACAGCAGTAACAGTTGGTGAATCAATAGGTGTAAAAAGCAGGTCTTTAAGTTTATGGAATAAAGGTAATGTTCCAAAACAAATTCAAGCATTATCAGACATTGCAAAAGTACTTCAAGTTAACTTTGATGATTTATTTGAAATATCATATTTTCCAACAGAAGATAAAGTGATCCTTCAAAGGATTGCAATTAAAGAAGCATTTGAACAACATAATAAAACAAGAAGAAAGCAATCCTTTAAAACACTTTCTGAACAAATAAATTATTCAGAATTACGTTTAAGAATGTGGAATGATGGAAAACTTCCTTTTTCAATTGTTAATTTCTTCAATTTCTGTAAAGAAGTTCAAATAAAACATTTCAAAACATTAGAATATTAATCAATAAATTTATATATCATGAGTGATGAAAATCAAAAAACAAAAAATGAATTGTACCCTGTAAATGGTGAAGTTACTTTCTTAATGCCAAATACAAATACAATTGCAAAATTAAAAGATGCAAAAAAAGGTGTAACAGTAACATCAAGTTACAGAACAAAGGAAGATTGGGTTGCGTTAAAAGATAAACCACAAAAGTGTTTTTATCTTGGTTTAAAAGAAGCATCAAATGAAAATGGTGAAGTTTACTATCTTGTTAAATTGCATGATGGAAAAAGTCCATTTGTTGCAGGTCAAACAGTATTAGTTCAATCACTTCAATCTGTTTCTGTTGGTCAAGGTGTTCAAATAACTTGCACAGGTTTAAGTTCATCGGGAAGTCGTAAAATTCCAATGTTTGAAGTTGTTCAATTAGAAATCAATTTATTTGAAGGAAATGAAGAATAAAAAGATAGTAGCAAAAATAGATGATAAATCTATTGAATCAAGTGGACCATTAAGTGCAGATGTAATGTCTGCACTTAAATCTGCAGAAGTTGGTGAAAAGATTGAAACACCTGCAGATAAACACAAAAGATGGTTGCAATCCAGAAGTGGAAAAATAACAGGTTCAAATTTTGGAAAGTTGATGAAACTTCCAAGAAATAAAGCAGACAAAGAAGCAGGTCATCTTGCAGAAACAGGAAAAACATATCTAAAAGATGTTATTTCTGAAATATTAGGTGCAGAAAATCGTGACTTGAATCTTTTTCAATTTGAATGGGGTAAAAAGTATGAACCAATTGCAATTGATTATTTTGAAGAAAAAGAAGGTGTTCAGGTTGAATTCCGTGATGATGAACAGAAGTGTTTTAACTTAAATAAACACATTGGTGCAACACCTGATGGTTTAGTTAGTCAAGATTATGGAATTGAAGTGAAATGTCCTGAAAACGCAACACACCATCTTACACATATACTTATTAAAGACCAAGAAGATTTGAAAAAACAAAAACCTGATTATTATTGGCAATGTGTAGGTGGAATGTTAGTCACAGGATTGAAGAAATGGAAATTTATTTCATATTATCATTATTATGATGAAAAATTCAGAATGAAAATAATTGATATTGAATTAATTCCAGAAGAAATTCAATTTCTAACAGAACAACTTCAAAAAGGAAAGAAATATTTGGATCAAGTCTTAAATGAAATAGGGTATGTCAACATTCATTAAATCATTAAATAAAACAGATTCAAAATTTTCAGTCAATGGAAAACTTTGTATTCTTCAATATGGACCGAATAAATCAGTTGAATCAATAAAGTATTCATCTGAATTAAATCCTGATGAAGAAAAAGATTTCAAACAACATTTGGAATCTATTAAAAAAATTGTTTAAATTCGCATTGATTAACACGTGCAGGTGTTATGAACATAAAAACATTTAAAACCTTTAAGGGGAATCACTGCACTGATGAACCTTAAAGGTTTTTTTATACACTAATATGAAGAACTTTATTCCTATTAATAGGAAACTATTCAATCATTTTTTATGGTCTGAAAGAAGAAAATTCAGCAGGTTTGAAGCGTGGCTTGACTTAATACAGTTAGTTTCATATACAGATGATAATAAACAATTGATAAATGGAATACTTTGTCAATGGAATCGTGGCCAATATCCAATTAGCACTTCTTTTCTTATGAAAAGATGGAAATGGACAGAAAAACCAACAAGAAATTTTTTAAAAATTTTACAAAATGATGAAATGATTTCATTAAAAAAAGGTGTTAAATGGTCAATGCTAACAGTCTGTAAATATGAAAGTTATAATAAGACAGGTCAATTAGAAGTCAATCAAAGGTCAATCAAAGGTCAATCAAAGGTCAATCAAAGGTCAACAATTAAAGAAAGTAAAGAAGTAAAAGAAAGTAAAGAAGGTGAAGATAATGATTCATCATCAGATTCAATTTTCAACATTTTTGATTTACAATTAAAATACTTAAAAAATAAAAGACTAATTTCTGCAGTTATTTCAAATCCGAAAAATAATTTTATGAATGAACAACATCTGGAACAACAGATGGGAAAGTTTATTAATGAATTACAAGAAAGAAATGAAATAATGAAAAAAGAATCAGATTTCAATTCACACTTTAGAAATTGGAACAGGAAACAAAAATCAAGTTCTGCAGTTTCACAACAAGGAATAAAATTAAATGCATCAAATCCAAACAAAAAATGAATTCAGAAAATTTAATAAAACAATTATCAGAATCGAAAAGAGTTGATCCAGGTGGGTATAAAAAAGAATTTGGGGATAAAACACCAGAAGAAATTGCAGCAATTGAAAAAAGAAAGTCTGATTATAACAAATCAATAAGAAATTTAAAACCTGCAGGTGAACAATATTTTCCAATATCATTGAATGCAGTTAAAAAGAAATTTAAAAACATATTTGAACGTGAATATTGCACTGAACTAATCATCAATGATGTCAATAGACCAATACTTGATTTAATTTCAAGATACTTTGCAAAAGACATATCATTTAATAAAACACCTTTAACAGCTAATATTCCAAATCTAAACAAAGGACTTTTAATCACAGGAAAATATGGTTGTGGCAAAACAGCAATGATGAACACATTTCATTTATTAGGAAAGGAATTAATGCCAAATAATTTTATTTGGTTTGTAGCAACATCAACACTTGAACTTGTTGATGAATTTGAATCTGCAGGAAATGTTTCAAAAGAGCACTTTTTTAAAAAATATAACAATGTTAGAAAAATATATTTTGATGATTTTGGAACAGAAGAACATGCAAGTAATTATGGAAAGAAGAATTTAATGAAAGATATTCTTGAAAAAAGATACTTGAATAAAAAGAAAACATATTTAACAACAAATCTTTCACTTTTAGAAATTAAAGAAAAATATGGACCACGTGTTTTTGATAGACTTCAAGAACAGTTCAATATATTAGAATTTCCAGGTGAATCATTCAGAAAGTAAAATAATTAATAAAAGTATTGTTTATATCAAAAAAAGAATTATCTTTGATGTGTAATTACAACTAATACATAATACTATGATAATATTTGGAAATTTAGACAATTGGAAAACAGAAGCACCAGAAGATGAATCAGAAAACACTTGCAGTTATTGTGGTGAACCTTGTGATGGTGATTTCTGTAATAAAGAACATTTAAAAGCATATTTCAATGATTAATACCTGTAAAAATAATAACTGCAGTAAAAAAGAAACTTGTTTCAGATTCAAAGAAGATGCAATATTTTCTGCAGATGAAAAAGATTGTAAACATTATTGGAATATAAAACATTCACCAATTAAACAAATAAGATGATGGAAGTATTATTCAACACATCTGCAGTTATAACACCAGAAGGAAGATTGATTTTTGAAGAAAGATTGATTTTTGAAGCTGCAAAAGAATTAAAGAAGCCAGAAACAAGAAATATCAGGATATTAATTATTCAGGACTTTAATGAAACAACAAAACAACAACTTGCATATTATCATGGTTTTTTAATGAAAGATGTCATCAGGGCCTTTGAATCAATTGGTGAAAATATCACAGAAGTTGAAGCAGATAAACAAATGCGTGAATTATTCCTTTTTCATTATGATACAAATATCAATACAGGAAGGAAAATAAAGGTTGTTCATTCACTTGAAATTGGTTCAGTTAATTTTCCAAGTACAAAAGAAATATCAAATCTTTTTGAAAATATTGTAAGGTATTGTGCAGAAAATATGAACTTCATTATTCATCTTCCAGATGATTTTAAAAATATAGACTTAAATTTTAATAGATAATCAATCAAAAAACACTTTAATTATGCCAACTTATTTTGAATATTCAGGAAAAACAATTCAAGAAAAATTTGAAGAATTTGATAATAAGAATCCAATGGTTTGGGCTTTATTCAAACAACAGGTTCAGAAAGCTATTTCAAAAGGCAAGAAGAAACTTTCTGCAAAAACAATACTTGGTTTTATTAGATGGAATTTAACACTTTCAACAACAGGTGATGAATTTAAAATCAATGATATTTTTACAAGTAGATATGCAAGAAAATATATTGCACAATTTCCAGAAAATAAAGAAGTTTTTGAATTAAGAAATTTAAGGTCATGATATATTTAAGTTCAGGAAGAATAAAAGGAAAATCAAAAGTGGTTAAAATGTCAGCTTTTCTTCATTGGTATCAAAACAAAGTTCAAGCAGTCACACCAATTTCAAATGAAAGTTTTATTAATATAATGCAAAAATTATGAATGAATTTGAAAAATTAGTATTCAAAATGCGTGAAGCACAAAGCTATTATTTCAAAAATAGAACATCTTATTCATTGCAAAGGTCAAAATTTCTTGAAGAACAGGTTGACAAACATCTTGATGGTATTAATCAACCTAAACTGTTTTAATATGCAAAGTAAGAAGTTGAGTGTAATTGAAAGTATTACAAATATAATTATTGGACTTGTAACGAGTTTTTTAATTCAATTGATAATCTATCCTTTATTAAATATAAAAGTTTCTATAAATCAAAATATATTAATTACAGCAGTGTTTTTTATAGTTTCATTTATTCGTGGATATCTAATCAGAAGACTATTTAATAAAATAAAAAATTAATGCGTATTAAAAACTTACATAATGTTCCTTGTTCAATTCCAGGATGCACATCAACTTATATTGCAAGAAAGAAAGATTGGATTTGTGGTTTTCATTTAAAATTGGAATACAATAAGAAAAGCATTGAAGGAAGGAAAAATTGGTTAAAAAGAAATCAAAAACCAATTAAGAAAGTTTCAAAATCAATGGAAGTGAAATTGAAGGAATATTCAAGAAGAAAAAAAGAATTCATGTCACTTCCAGAAAATAAATATTGTCCTGTTTATCCAAACAGACTTGCAACAGAAGTTCATCATTCAAAAGGAAGAATTGGATCATTGCTTTTAAACACTGAATTTTGGATTGCAGTTTCATCAGACGGTCACAAATTTATACATGAAAATGATAGTTGGTCCAGAAGAAAAGGATATTTAAAAACAAGAATGTAATGAAAGAAAAAATAATTGACACAGGTTCAGATTTTAGTGGTGTTGGTGCATTTGACCAAGCACTTGAAAAAGCAGGAATAAAACAAAATAAAATATTTGCGTGTGATATGGACAAATTCGCAAGACAAACATATATTTACAATTATGGTGAACCTGAATATTATCCTGAAAACGTTTATGATAGGAAAATTCCAGAAAAATCACTTGGTATTTATATGACTTCACCACCATGTCAAGGTTTTAGTATGGCAGGAAAACGTGGTTGATCAATACTGTTTTTAAATTCACATGAATTCATAAAAATAAACAAACCAAGATATTTTATTTTTGAAAATGTAAAAGGTTTATTATCACATGAAAAAACAAATAAAAAAGCTAAATACGGAAATACATTTAATGAATGGTTAAATTATTTAGGTGGAAAATCAGTGAATGGAAATCCTGTAATGTTTCCACATGAAGAATCTGTTCCATATCACATTTATTTCAAAGTATTAAATTCAAAAAAATATAATGTTCCACAAAATCGTGAACGTGTTTTTATTGTTGGAATTCGTGATGATTCAGATAATGTTTTTCATTGGCCAAAAGAAGAATATTTAAAAATAAAAGTAAAAGACATACTTGAAAACAATGTTAGTGAAAAATATAATTTAAGTGAAGATGCAGTGAAAAGCATTTTATTCAATCCAGATAATCTTCAACCATCAAAAGTGAATCCAGAAATAGCTGCAACAATTCAATCGCCTGGAAATGCTTGTGGTGTTTATAAAGGGATGAATGCAGTGACAGTGAAATCAAATACTAAAAAAGGTTATGATGTTGCAGAAATAGGTGATACTATAAATTTTGCATTTCCTAAAAATGAAACAAAACGTGGACGTGTTGGAAAAGGTGTTTGTCAAACAATTGACACACTTTGCACACATGGTGTTGTTATTGCAGATTACAGAACAGATGAAGGTTTAAGAATAAGAAAGGATGGTTACAGTCCTTGTTTAACTACATCAATGCGTGATGAATTTAATTTGAAATATACAGCTACAAATGCACCTATTCTTTTAAATGGAATTAAAATCAGAAGATTAACACCACGTGAATGTTTTAGATTGATGGATTTTCCAGACACGTTTAAATGGAATGTTTCAGATTCACAAGCATATAAACAAGCAGGAAATTCAATTGTTGCAGGTGTTCTTGAAAAAATAATAAGAAAATTAAATATATAAACATTGTTTATATCAAAAATAATATTATCTTTGTATAAATAATAACAATAAAAATAAATATCATGAGTGAATCAAAATTAATCAAAGGAACAAAATCATTCCTTGAACCATTACAAGAATTTGAAAAGAAACAAAATCAATTAGTGAAAGAAAATCCTTTTATTGAAATCACTAATACTGAAACTTTTGAATCTGCAAAGAAATCAAGAACTGCACTTGTAAAAGGAAGAACAGAACTTCAAAAACAACAGAAAACAATTAATGATTCAGTTAATTCAATAAAAACTGCAGTTAAAACTGAAACTGAAAGATTGATTGGAATCACAAAACCTGCAGAAGAACTTCAACAAAATGAAGTGAAAAGATATGAAGCAATTCAGGAGGAAAAAAGACTTGAACGTGAAAGAATTGCAGAAGAAAAGAAACAAGCAGTGATGGAAGCAATTGATGATGTTTTTTCTGGATGGATAAAAGATGTTAATCAACTTGTATTTGAAAAAATTGAAGAATTTCAAAAAGATTTTGAAGAATACTTTAATAAGATTGATACATCTGATTATGAAGATTTGGAAATATACTTCAATGGAAGATATGCACAATTAATAACACAGTTCAATCAAAAATGTATTGAACTTAAAAAAGACCAAGAATTGCTTGTTTCACAATCTGAAAACAGATTCCAACAATTCAAGACAAAATGGATGGAACGTTTTATGAATGCTAATATTGACAACATTAGTCAACTTAATATTGATTTTGACACAGAAGTTCCAGAAATTGATCCAGATACATTTTTTTCATTTAAAGATGAATTCATTCAACAGTCAAAAGATTTCAGAAATAAATTAGTTGATATAACAAACACCTGTAAGTTGCAACAAGAAAAAGCAGATGAAGAAAAAAGAATATCTGAAATAAAAACTAATATAAGTAACTTGTTTAATATTCAGAAAGAAGTTGTTGAAAATTTAAAATTTGAAAACATTATAAAAGTTGCTAATGAACTATCACAATCACATGATGAAATAAAGGAAGAATATTATGAAGAATTCAAGGAAATAATTGATTTGAATATTTCTAATATTGAAAAACTTTATTCAGAAAAAACAACAGAACTTTCTGAAAAACAGAAAGAACTTGAACTTGCAGAAGAAAAACGTATTGCAAAGGAAAAGGAAGATGAAAAGAAAGAACTTGCATTGAAGAAAAAAAATGATGCAGCAGAAAAGAAAAGACAGAAAGAATTGAAACCAATTAAAAAATCTGCAATCAATGAAATTAATTATTTCACACCAATGGAAGAATTCAATTGTGAAAATACAGATGTTGCAAAAGTAGTTGGTGAATTCCATTCAGAATTGAAATGTTTACAAGAAAAATATATTAAAAAAATAAATACTATATAATTATGAAAAAAGTTACAGAATATCTTCCAGATTCAGTTCAATTTGTATTGAATCAAGAACCAAGTGAATCAATTCCAGAATCACTTGGTGAATTCAAAACAGTGAAAGAAGTTCAAAAATTCTTCAATGAAAATCAATTCATTACTTTAAATCCAATAATTGAAGTAACACGTTTAATGGATGAAGTTGAAGTAAATGATTTGCGTGGTGAATACATTTCAGAACTTGAAGAATCACTTCCTGAATTAAAAAGGAATGCTGCAAATGCATCTGCAGAATTTGAATCTGCAAAAAACCATTTAAAAGCACAATATGAACGTGTTTCAGCAGCAGAAACAAAGGTTCAAATGTTAGTTGATGAAATCAATGCAGGAACAAAAGAAATGAATCCTGAACAGTCAAAAACATTTGAAGTTGCTTATAAAAATCAATACTTGTATTACACTTTGATAAATGGATCATTGAAACTTTGTAAAATTAAAGACATTCCTGATTATGAAAAAAGTGAAATCTTTAATTCAGCAGAAGCAAACCTTGAAGCATTAAATAAATTGTCCAAGAAAAAAACAAGTTAAATTGTCAAGATTATTTCATAAGCGTGGCCGAAAGTCCAAATATTTAAAATCACTTGATTCACCACAATGGCAAGAAGTTAAAAGAAAAGTAAGAATTCGTGACAACTTCACTTGTATTATTGAAGGTTGTGGAAAACAATCAAATTTGGAAACACATCATATCACATATATGGTTTATGGTTTTTCAATTGTAGGTGAAGAAATTAAATATTTGGAATGGTTGGTCACACTTTGTGAAGATTGTCATCATATAGTGCATAAAGACAGGAAACATTTATTGAATCCAAAAAATCCTTTCAGAATAAATGTTACAGATTTCAGAAAAAGACAGAAGGAATAAAAATAAATTTGAAGTTGGTGAAATATTAATTCTTCAAGAAACATCAAAAGGTTATTATTTACACATTAACAACCTTAAACAAAAATTAAGAATTTACAAAGGTGAAGTTCTTAATGATTTAACAGAAAAACAACTTCACTTTGTGCTTAATCATATAAAAAATAAAATCAAGAAATAATGGTATTATCATTCAAATCACAATTTAAAAAACCAATTATTGATGGAACTAAAATTCATACAATAAGAGAAGATAAAAGGAATAGATGGAAGTCTGGAAATGAAATTCATTTTACTGAAAATGATAATTGTTTTAATATTGGAAAATGCATTTCAACACAAAGGATAAGCATTTATAAAGTTGCAAATGTATATACACCATACACTTACAAGACAAAAGGAAACAAGACGTTTCAAATTGCAATTGATGGTAAATGTTTAAATGCAGATAAAATGAATAATTTTGCACTGAAAGATGGATTTAATTCAATAGAAGATTTCTTCAATTGGTTTAAGGAAGATTTTGAAGGTATTTTGATACATTGGACCAACTTTAAATATTAAATAAAATGAAAAAAATAACATTAATATTATTACTATTCACACAGATTGTTATATCACAACAATTTGATGAATTTAAAAACAATAGAATGATTTCAATCACAGTTGATGGAAGTCGTTTAATTGAAGAAAAGTCTGAATTTGATTCTGGACTTGATATTGTAGGAACTTTAATACTTGATAGGTCTGCATTCATTCAACCACTTTTGAAATTTGAAGCATTTCCAAATATTGATTTTTACAAGTATGGAATTGGTGGAAACTACACAATCAAGATACACAATCAAAATGGATATGATTTATTCACTGAATTATCTGCAGGAATAGAACTTGGACAAATAATCAGAAAGAAACCTAATCTTGAAAGTTTTGGTGCTTGGTGGACTTATGGATTCAATGGTGAAATAAGAGTATTTAAACCTTTTGAAAACATTCCAATTATTGCGTCATACAACTACCAAAGAAGAACGGACTTCCAGATGTATGGTTCAGAGCCAAAATTTGTTGGATCATTGTATCTTGGTTTAGGTGTTAATTTTTGACAACTTAAAATTATATGATTTGTAAAGAATAAATACACGAACCAATGAAGATAAAACCTAACCATATTTTAATTTTTTGCTTTCTATTATTTTGTTTAATACAAGTACCTTTAGATACTTACATAACTTACAAAAATAAAAGGGAACTTTTAGAGCTTGAAAAGGAAAAATTAAGATTAGAGATAGAATTAATAAAATTAAAAAATATACCAGCTGCTTTATAAATTATATAAATAGTTAGCAGCTTTTAAAACAAACACAAAATGGCGAATATTAAAGATTTAGATGTGACAATGACTATTAGAGTTGGATTAGGTGATATAGAAGCACCAAAAAAAGTAATTAAACAATTAAAAGACTTAGCGAATAAGCAAGAAATACTTGTTGGAGATGACATAACTAATGTAGAAGCCTTAGAGTGGTTAAATGCAAACATTCATTCAAAAGATGCTTATGAGTGGACTTATAAGGAAATAGAAATAAATTAATTGCTGCTAACGGCTACTTATATGAGTAGTAGCCGATTTTGAACACAAATTTTGAAATAATTACAAATGTTAAACAAAGTGATAAGCCCTAATAACAGCACTACAACGGCTATTACTTATATAAATTGTGTGTGCCCAGCATGGGCATCTTTACCTTACGAAGGTAAGGAATTAATCTAGAGGGTGCAAGTCCCTTATGGGCAAGGGTAACGCTTTGAACCATTAGTAAGTCGCAAGGTTGTTATCCGTGAGGATAGAACTGAAGGAAGCGAGACTACAAAACTCGGTACTGACGAACAGGAATCGTATATGAGGCATATAAACTCGGGTAAGCAAGCACATCATTGTAACGCCCAACGAATACCAAAAGGGTTTATATGTAGATACGGCAGTGATTGAGTGAAAGAAGATGTCATTACCTGGGGAGGTCTCTGTAATCACGGGTTGATATAGCAGAGAAGTCAGCAGAAGTCATAGTAATCAGGTACCTGATAATCTGATGAAGGACAGAACAATAATGGTCTTTAATAGACAAAGGAGCGGTTTTACGCCACGGATAGTTTTCCAGTAAAATAGTAGCCTTTGATTAAGCGAGACAACAAGTCAATTATAGTATGAATGATTAAACAATTAACAAGTAAAAAGAATCTAAACGAAGCCTATTTACAGGTGTATCGTAATAAAGGAGCAGCAGGTGTAGATGGTATTAGGGTAACCGAATTACAATCCGCTCTAAAAGTTCACGGAAGTTACTATACCCATCAAATAGAAAGAGAGCGCTATCAGGTGTCTCCAATATTAGGGGTTGAAATACCAAAAAGCAACGGTAAAACGAGATTACTCGGCATTCCTACGGTTGTAGATAGGGTATTTCAACAAGCATTACATCAAGTATTGCAACCTGTATTTGAGCCGAACTTTCAAAGGCATAGTTACGGATTCAGACCAAATCGTAATGCTCACGGAGCTATTACACAAAGCCTTGAAAACATCAATTCAGGATATCAAGATATTGTAGATATCGACCTTCAATCATTTTTTGATGAAGTAGAACACTATGTTTTGCTAGAATTGATTTATAAAAAGGTAAAATGTAAATCTACTTTGAAGTTGTTACGTTCCTTTCTACGAGCACCGATATTAATCAATGGTAAATTACAAAAGCGAAGAAAAGGCGTTCCGCAAGGTTCACCGTTAAGCCCATTGCTTTCTAATATTCTACTCAATGAGTTGGATAAAGAATTAGAAGGTCGAGGACATCGTTATGTAAGATATGCCGATGATTTCAGTGTCTATGTTCAAAGTAAGAAGTCCGCAAAACGAGTAGGTAACAGTCTCTATAAATTTTTGCGAGACAAACTCCAACTTCCAATAAACAGGGAGAAAAGTGGCATACGCAGACCCTCAACATTTAATTTACTAGGCTATGGTTTTGTACCTACCTACAAGAAGAATGAAAAAGGGAAATATCAGCTAGTGGTAAAACAGTCAAAATGGGTAGCGTTTAAGGCAAAACTTAAATACCTGACCAAAAAGACAATCCCCGCTAGTTTTGAAGAGCGTATTACACGCATCAATCAGTTAATTCGAGGTTGGATTAATTACTTTAAACTAGCATCTATTCAAGGTAAACTTAAAAAGTTAGAAGAATGGTTGCGCAACCGTTTACGGTACTGTATTTGGCACGATTGGAAGAAACCAGAGCGAAAACGGAAAAACCTGATTCGACTAGGGATTGACCAAAATCACGCCTATGCTTGGAGTCGCACACGAATGGGAGGTTGGGCAGTAGCTCAAAGTCCTATTTTACGCACTACCATTACTGTAAAACGATTGAAAATGAAAGGTTATGTTAGTTTAATTGAATACTACAAGCGATGAGTATCATTGTTGAACCGCCGTATACGAGACCCGTACGTACGGTGGTGTGAGAGGCGCACTCCGTTCAATTATGGACGGAGCCGTCTACTCGATTGTCTAAAGTTAAATTTTAATAAAAATATTATAATGAAAAAATTCGTAGAAGTGTATTCAGAACTTGATTTATTTGGAAAAATATTCATTGGAATTTTATTATTGATTTTTATATACTCAAT